ATGGCAAAGCCGATCATCACGCTCAATGGCCTAAAAATCGTCATTATGTTGGGAATGCTGGTCATTATTCTCTGCGGTATCCGTTTTGCCGCCGAGATCATCGTGCCGTTTATTCTCGCATTATTTATTGCTGTTATATATAACTTATCCCGCATAGTGCATTGATTTAATTAAGCAATTTTCACTGAGAAAGTGCCAAAATTCGCAAAATGACTACACCAGTGACTACACCGTTCGGTGCACTGTATGAAACAACGTGGAACAAATAGGCACAAGAAATATAAAGGCGGGTAATTTTAAGGAGGCGTTGCTGTCGATATGGGGATCCCCATAACGGGGCTACCGGATTTTTTTTCCGGTTAACCTTTAATCAGCCAGGTGGGTTTTACATACCCTTGATCACCGTAATGATGATCCAGATGTGCACCTTTTCCACCAATGGCGGAAAAGCTCCAACCGTAACGATGATCGCTATGGTTGCCTCGATGGTCTGCGTGGTAATTATGACCATTCAGCCAGTGACCTTAATCAGAATTTTTCGCTAAAAAATGACGTTGGCCACGTCATCCGGAAAGCACAAAATCACGTCGATTTTTAATGAACGGTTAAACCGTCTTTTTGTCACGGTGTGTCACTGGTTGTCACTCTCCGTCACGATTGAGGTGGTGCTCATTCTGCCCGACCGCGCATTTTTGCGCTATCGGGAATATAAAACAGTTACCGCGCCGACTTCCTCAAATTGAGGTTTCCGAAAATATCAACTAGTTAACGATAAACTGGCGAGTAATTAAACTACGAAAATTTCGTAGTTTGTGAATATATTCCGGCCTGCTGGTTAACAGTCCTCAGATGTGAGGGATGTAGCCAGCGCAATTTTGCGTTATCGGGAATATCAAACAGTTACCGCCGTCAGCTACCCAGCTCAGAATTGAGCCGCCTTTTAATCAACAAGTTACCGCCGTAACCGCTCCGGCTTCTTCCAGTGATACGTGATTTTCTCCTTCTCCCGATACAGTTCAACGCGGCGATTGTAGGCCAGCATTTCCAGAACGCGGATCCGTATGTCGCGCATATCCGCATCATTAAGCTGGATACCATCACGGCGCATCACCTCAGCAACAACACGCGCATAATTTTCGGCTGTCACGCTGTCCGGCTGCGTGGTCTGTTCGTCAGCCTGCTGGCTGATTCCAGAGACGCGGCGGATTAATCGCAGTATTTCGGCTTCTGTCATGCTGCTGACCTCATTACACCCCGCTAAATTCTTCCAGTTTCTGGCGGTGGCTGTCGCTTATATCAAAAGCAAAATCCTCATGCTCTGCCTGGAATGTACCAAACGCCATCAGCGCCGCTACGCTCGGGTCTATCTTGTTCGGTGATTTTTTCTTGTTCGGCTTGATATTGGCGTTCGCGTCACTCTGCATCACGACGTTACTCATCGACCAGGACAACACCGGATCGCCACGATGCACAATCACCCTGCGGTTAACAAAAACTTCGAACGATTTCGCCGCCGGACTGAATCTGAGGTAGGTTTGCGGGAACGGCTCCACCTCAAAACCAGCCCCCTGTAATTGCGTCCTGAGATGCGTGGCGTTCCACGTATCAAAGCCCACCAGCCTGATATTAAATTTCTCCGCATCCTGCATGATGTCATCTCTGATCCGGTCGTAATCAATGCAGTCACCTGGCGTTGTGCGTATCCAGCCCGCTTTAGCCCACTGGCGATAGACAGCGCGGTTTTTATTGGCGGGGTTCTGTAGCTGGAACTCCGGCAGATAATGACGGGAAACCAGCATGATATTTTTACCGACCGGAAAGGCATAGCACACGCTGGAAATATCGCTGGTTGATGATAAGTCCAGCCCCGCGTAACACTCCTGCCCGTGTAAATCTTCCTCCGTGAACGTTCCGGCACACTCAGCCCATGCGCCGTTACCCATCCACGGGGTAGCCCCCTGGCACCAGATATTAAATCGCTTTGTCATCATCTCCACCCATTGCGACGGAATACCCCGCGCTTTCTGGATGGTTGAGGCCAGTTTTTCACGATCCACGGAAACATCGATGTTAGGGTTAGCCTTTATCCACATCGCCGGATCATCAACCTCGTTTTCGTCGTCCAGCTCGTAAATCAGCACAAAAATTGAATCGTTGACCTCTTCGCCGTCCAGGATCTGGCAGCAATAATCATAGTGCTGTTTACAGGTTGAAACGACGTTACTGCCCGATGTGGTAATGGCAAATAACAGCCCTTCGGGACGTGCGCCCATCCCCAGCTCAAGCGCGGAATAAACGCCGTTATCGGGGTGTAGGTGGTATTCGTCCACGATGGAAAGGCTGGGGTTTGTTCCCTCGATGGTTGCCGCTTTTGCTGCCAGCGGCTTTAACAGGCTGTTGCTTTTCGGGTGCATCACCTTGTGGGCCTGAATATTCACCCGCCTGCGTAACGGTCGGGATAAAAGGCACATCTGACGCGCATCATCAAAAACGATCCGCGCCTGGTCACGGCTCACCGCTGCGGTGTAAATATCCTGCTGCCCGTTCTCCATAATCAGAAACCAGTTAGCCAGAATCGCGGCGGTCGTGGATTTCGCATTTTTGCGCGGCACTTCGATAAAGGCGCTCGTGTATTTGCGCCGTCCGGTGGCCTTAACCTTAAAGCCGAGGATGCACGCAAAGGCGAACTGCTGCCACGGCTCCAGCTCAATGGGTCTGCCACGCATCGGCCCTTTTACGTGCGGGCACACCCTGGAAAAGGCAATAAACCGCTCCACAACCTCACGATCGAACGTGTAAAGGGGGCTTTCAAGGTCCGAAAAGTACCGTTTAACGGCCTGTTTCAGCCGTTTACAGGCCGGAATTTTGCCCGTTTTTACGTCTTCTGCGTACTTATTCCAGGCGGTCAAGCTCGTCCTCTTCTTCTGTTTCCGGTGGATTTTTACGGCGGCTTATCGGGTCAAAACCGAGCAAGGAGGCCATTTTTATCATCACTCTTTCAGCGTCGGATTTTGCGCTTAATGCGGGGTTTCTGCTCTCGCCGCCCTGACTGTTAACAATGCTGAACCCGCGCGCCGCAAGGTCTGCAACGGCTTTCCGGTAAATGGAGTAGTTGACACAATACAGTTCCAGATTGCTCCAGTCGGCGGGGGTCAGGTCTCCCCGTTCCGCAAGCTGCCGCGATTTTTCCCGCCACTGCTTCACGGCGATATCATCCAGGTAGGCGGGGGCTTTCGGTGGTCTTGCCATGCTTATTTTTTCGCCAGATTATTTTTCAAAAAATTCCCGTGCATAAAAATTTGAGGAGGCGGTCGGTTCTGGACGGGGGCGGGTTTGTCCTGAAAACTCCCCCCCACCCGTCCGGCAGCATCATCAGCGATTGCGGAAACATTCCATCACCTCGCGGTCACGGTCAGTTAATCGCGTTGCTGTGGTGCGCCCTGTTCGCGCTTCCTTTGTGCTTTTATGCCCTGTTTCCTGTGTCTTCCATGCGTCACGCTGCCTTATAAGTCCACGGATAAGACGGTTTTGTTCCCGCTCATTCATCAGCGTCATACATCCAGTTATTGCGGTTGGCTGCCCGTTCTTCCTCCTCACGGAATCCGCCAGCGGCACGCTTGTTTTTTGTGGCCGGATCAAGCCATTTCGTTTTCTGGTTATGACACGCCTGACACAATGGCTGATGATTCCATTCAGGCCAGAACAGAACATCATTACCGCCATCGATGGGGATAATGTGATCCACCACCACGGCGGGCGTATATATTCCCTTCTCAAGGCATCGCACGCATAACGGGTTTTTATTAAGGTACATGGCGCGGTATTTCTCCCACTGCCTGGTATACCCTCGATCCCTGCTGCTGCCTCTCCGGCTGTCCTGCTGCTGGCGTGCGCTGCGTCTGTGCTCTTCACACTTGCCGGACTTCACGCGCCTGTTGCAGCCTGGTTCGGTACATCGCCTTAACGGTTGCCACGGCATCAGTACACCCCCACATCACGGTAAGCCGTCCAGAGTGCGCCTATCGTCAGGGGTACGCGTGTTCTGGTGTTATCCGCGACCAGCTGGCGATTCTCGTACAGGTGAGCAATAAACATCATGCAGCCAATCTTTATGGCTGGCGTGAACTCCAGCCCGTCATCAAAGCGCCTGCCTATGTGTATCTGACACGCCTCAAGCGATGCGGCAATGTATCCGCTGATTAGCTGGTCTTCCTCGTCGCCATCGATGCGGCAATGGAGTTTCACTTCTTCCAGGGTGATAAGTTCTGTCATTTTTCTGCGCCCTCACGGCAAAGAATTTCAAGGCGTGTCATGGCTGCATCCGGCAGCGGCTGCCCGATGATATTCAGCACGCGCCCCGCCATCGCCCCCGTATTGACCTTTATCCGGCTGCTGGCGTTGATATCCTTCCGGTAGCGTATCCAGATCCTTACGGTACCAATTGCCAGCTCTGCACCCGATGAAATGGCCTCCTTGCTGCTCACCATGTTCACGCTCGCCCAGAGTGTGGGGCCGTCCTCCCACGTCTGGAGTATTTCCCCCGTCACGGCTCTGGACTGTTTCAGGGTCTGAACCGTCACCCTGTCACGAAGTCGCCCTATATTCATTGCGGCTTGTCTCCCTCGCTGATTTTGACCTCCTGTTTCCAGGCCTGGCTAAACTCATCACCACCATCACGCGGGGATAATCCTTCACGTTCACGGGCTTCGTTCGGGCACATAACGCCGGATTTAATGCCGCGCTCATAGGTGGCAAAGCGTTCGCCAGGTGTGGCCCGTAACAGGTCCGCGCTGTCAAACTCCACCTGATACCGGATACCAGGTACAGGGGAGGCCACCAGTAAGGCGTTTTTTATCTGCTGCTCAAAGTTGGCCAGCCACGGGCGCATCGTCATGGTGAGAAATGCGCGGCTTGCCTCGCTGAAATTGCTGTAGGTGCTGTTGCTGTATTCCTGCAAAAAAATCGGCGAGACGTTGAACATTCGGGCGATGTCTTCAATGGTGAAGCGACGGGAGGCCAGCCATTCAGCATCCTGATTACTCATGCCCAGTTGCTGATAGCTCATACCCCCTTCAAGAATGGGCGTTTTTCCGGCGTTTCTGGCCCCTTTGTAGCGTTCCAGTGCGGCTAATGCCTGTTTGCCCTTCACGCCGTCCAGCCATTCGCCTGACGTGATAACCCCTGCCGCCATCATGCCATCACGCATCACGCTCGCGCCGTGGCGTTGTTGGGCCAGCCCAAGCCCCAGCGATTCGCGGCAGATGGTTACAGGTGAGCGCCCCATAAAGCCGTCATCCGTGGAGTAACGAAGGTGGAGAACCTCCCACGGGAGATAGTTGCGGGTGTTTCCGGTGTAGGCGTCAGTGATGCAGTAACGCCAGTTGTGTTCCCCTGTCTGCTCCACGTTCACCGACTGCGGCGGGTAGGGATGCAGCGCCACCGGAAAACCATCACGCCCCCACTGAATCACCGCATAAGCATTACCGTTTAACAGGCAGTGGCGGATCATCATTCGCTTAAACTGGTAGGGGGTCTGCCATGCGTTCGGGCGCTCGTTGAGAATGTGATCGACCGGATGAGAATCAAGCCACTCCCGCGCCTCCTTCCCCTTCTCATTGCGTACCAGGTACAGGTAACAGGGCATAGTAGCCACCGCCTCAGAAATGACCGCGACGGCGTTCATGACGGCGGGTAGTGATTCTGCTGTCCCCGATGATACGTACTCACCCGCCCCCGTATTCGACGTGCCAGCCAGCGCCATAAATTCATCAAGCGTTATGCTGCGATGCTCTTTTTTTCTTCTGAAAGGCCACATATCACACCCCCGCTAAATCCGCCCACCAGCGGCGATTATCCGCACGAGGCATTTTTTCAGGGTGCTGTTCATACAGGGAACGTCGGGCCAGCTCCACGCCGGAATCAGGGTAAGCCGGTACGGATGTGACGGTAATTTCGTACAGTTCCGCTATCAGTACAGTACGCACACATGGATCGACTGTTGTATCCCATACATCCTTACGGGAACGAAAGCCAAAACTCATGCCCGAGATGTCACCACGTTTAACCAGTTCGATAACATCCCGCCCTGTGCTGGTATCCGGTGGGGTCAGTTCAAAGCGTAACCCTGTTTCGTCCTCCTCAAGTTTCAGCGTACCGGAACGGGTACGCCCCAGTAACATGCTGTGGTCATGCTCATACAGGCCGCGAACGTCATTACCCGCCGCAAGCCATTCAGTAAACGCCCCTCGCTGGAATTTTTCGTAAAATTCGCCCCATAACAGTTCTGAAAGGTTATCCCAGCGAACAACGTAGCCCGTAAGCGTGTTGCTGCCGCTGGTGGTGATTTCCGATGACCGGATTTCCATACTCATCATAATTTTTTCACCTGTAAAACAGAGAAGGGGCTTTTTAGCCCCTTCGGTGTGCTGTTAATCGTCGTCCTGCGGCAGTTCCAGAATCTTGATCGCGTTCGAATCCACCACGCCACCGCCTAAATATTTCTGCGTGAAAATTTTGATAAAGCCCGGCTCTGTCAGGTTGTCCGGTCTGGTGCGCACGCCCGTTTCATGATCAACGATGTAATAACCGCGTTTGAAGTCACCCAGGGCGATAACGTTATCCGGCATAAATTCCAGATATTCCACCGGAAGCCCCAGCAACGTATCAGGATCACCCGCCTGTAAACGGTCGCGCCAGATGTAATCGCCGTTCGCGTTCTTCACCTTCTGGAGTTTTGCCGCCGTCGTGGAGTTAACCACCCATACCGCGTTTTTGCGGTATTTTTTACGTAATGCAAATTTCAGGTCGATCAGCGGGTCCGCAGATGTCCATGCCAGAGATTCGGAAGGTTTAATTACCTGCAACGTACCAAAATCACGCTCTTTGTCGTTCTTCTCTGCACGGGGTACGGATAAAAAGCCTTTTGCTTTTTTGTCACCATCGCCCACAACCAGATCGCTTTCTTCGGTTTCCGTGAAGGTGTCGCCAATCTCACCCGTCAGCCATGAAAGGATGTCCACATCGGAAAAATCAACGATCTCCTGTGTGGTGCGCGGATAGGCGTATACCGGATACAGCTTGATGCTCACCTCGTTAATCTGCGGGGTGCTGGTCTGTTCGCGTGCCTTACCCTCTTCACCGTGGTTAACGGTCGCACCGCCAGCGGAAACAAGCTGCTTAAACTCGTTGCTGCTGATTTTCTTCACGGTACAGATGCGGCGCATCGTGGACTCGTCCGCCAGCATTCGCATGATTTCGGTGTTCAGTTCGGGGATAACGGTATAACCACCATCAGCGGGGACACCTGTACTTAATGCGCGGGTTTCACCTGTCAGAATGTAGTTGCGGAGTTCGGCGGGGTCAGTGGTCTGGCTGCTTTTACCTGGCTTGCTGCGCTCTTCGTCTGCAACGGCCTCAAGGCGGGAAATGTCTTTATCGAGGGATTCAGCTTTAGCGCGTAATTCGTCAAATTTTGCGCCCTCAGCATCGTTAAGGCTGCGGTTTTCTTTTTCCGCGTTCTCCAGCATGTCGCGCATCTGATTTTTAATGGCGGTTTTCTGCTGGCGTAATTCGATTATTCTCGGCAT